GATTTAGAGGGCACTGCGTGATTCCTTGATAAACGCGTCAAGCTTGTCGTTGAGTTTGTCGAACCGTCCGTCCAGATGTGTCACGATCCTGTCCACTTCCGCATTCGTCACATTGTCGCGGGCAATCTCTTCCCGCGTCCGGTTGAGCAGAATCGACAGACGTTGAATCTCGTCTGACTTGGCTTTCAGATTCCAACCTAGCAACCCGATGAATGTAGTCAGCAAGGCGTTCCACAGCATCACTTCCATTTCAGCAGTTCCATGCCCGCAACGACTTGTTAATCCGGGAGTTTGGGTCTTTCTTGGCCTTCTCGCCGGTCAACTTCTTCTTCATCCCTTCCATCCTCGCACAGAAGGAATCGCGCCTCTTGCCGCCTTCCGGCTGGGGTGGTTTTAAATTCATCCCCTGCTTCTTTGCGGATGCCCGCCCTTTGGCGTTTAGACCGCCATTCGGGTTCTTGTGCTCGGCCTTAAACTGGAAATCCTTTTTACCGCGCATGGTAATCTCCAGTGAGTGGGGCGGGCGCCCGGGATCCCCCGGACCAAAACCCGCCCACTACATTAGCTGTACTGGGCAACCCCGTACAGGCCGGTCTGGCTGTCAGCATTGCTGACATAAATCCAGAATGTAAGACGCTTCGAAGCATCCGTAGCCGACGCCGGGGTAAAAGTACCACGAACGTCGCCAGTGGTGGCAGTAGCAGGGCTAGTGCTGACAGCTGCAACGAACGTGCCAGTCGTGACATGTGCGCCGTTATAAGCGGTCAGAACATAGTTGCGGCTACCAACCGCATACGGAAGGCCGATTACATCGGTGGTGCCAGCGCTGGTGTTGCCAGCCATAGCAGCCGAGATCGCGATCCGCGTAACGGTCTTGAACGCCTTCTTACCGGAAACCGTAGCAGCACCGTTGAACGAAATGGTTTCGACAACAGCAATGCCATAGGCATCAGTACCATAGACGGTAGCGGTCTGGGTCGTGTCACCGGCATTAGCCGAAGTCACAGACACAGCGCGCGGAACGTCAAAGGTAGCAACGCCACCGCTAACCAGCGAGCCATTAAGGGTCAGGTTGCCAGCGGCAGCAACGGCCTGAGCAGTTGCCACACCATTAGCGACCAGAGCATCGGGAACAATGTCGTAAACAAAGATCGGCGAAGTCTGAGCGCCCGGCTGCGAAGCAGTGCCGTTATTGGCGAAGTTAGCCCCTACTCGGACACCGTCAGAGAAATGAGTCATGAATTTTCTCCTTAGTTAGGGGGTGACCGAAGCCACCCCCAAGTCCGATTACGAAGCGCCCTGCGAACCCCAGCCTGCGCGGAAGTTCGAGCAGCCGAACGAATAACGCTCAATGGCCTTCGCCTTGAGGTTGTCGGTGTCGAAGTCCGTGTAGACATCGGTTTCGAGAGCTTCACGCTCGTAGTACTTGAAGCCGTTGGGGGCGTCAGTCTGCAGGAACCACGAGTTGGTGTCGGTCAAGAACATGTTAACGCGATAACCCTGCGGAACCGCCGAGTTGTTGTAGATCGCGTTGATGTCGTTGTTGGCCGTCGCCGTGCGGAACTGCGATTCGAGCAGGCGGGTCGCGGTCCACTGAAGTTCAGCGGGCACGATCAGCTTGGTCGGCTTCGTCATGATGCGGAGGCCCGCAGCATCCTTGAAGCGCTGAACGCCGACGATAGCATCCTGCAGCGACGTTTCGTTGAGGTCAGCCTGCACCGAGAAGGTGTTGGCAACCACGCCGTTGTCGATGGGGTGCTGGGTCGAGTACAGGGGCTGACCGTCACCAATCGGGAAGTTGGCCGAGAAGCCGTTGTTCAACACCGAGGCGCCGAGCACTTCCTTGGTCTGTTCCATCGACTGGCGAAGGGCCTTCGCCTGCAGCGGGAACGACGACTGGTACAGGTTGTCCTTGATCGCCTGACGGGTGATGATGAAACCAATGCTGGTGTAACGATTCACGTAGTTCGTCACATAGCGCTGGCCCATTTCGCCGTAAGCGGTCGAGGCACCTTCAGCCTTGATCTGAGCCAGACCAAGCAGCTTGACTTCGACTTCGATTTCAACGGCCTTATCGGACGTGTGCTTTTCGAAGATTTCGGACCATTGACCCGGGTACATCGGATAGTCGCCGAAAACGGCAGCCAGACCGGGGCGGAGCAGGTCGCGAATTGCGGTGGTATTAATAGCCATGAGTTAATCTCCCTGCTGGCGATCAAACGCCTGTAACGCCGCCGCGATACAGATGGTTGTTGATGGTCACATACCAGTTGGCATAGGCGCCGACGGCATTGCCCGGGGTCGGATCGAGCTGCAAAATCTTGCAGTTCAACGTCGAGGTATCGGCTTCCGTAGCGTTGTTGATCGAGACAGCCGACTGACCAGTCGAGGTCGAACCCGCAGTGTACAGGAAGTTGATGTTCAGACCACGATCGGCCAGAGCCAGCGGAGTGCCCGCAGCGCCCGAACCATTCGTTTCCTGAACCGAGAAGACCACGTTCGGATCATCGATCACGAGTGCTTCAACGGTCGAGCCGGTGAGCACACCGGGGTTGCCCGGCCAGTAGTTCATGAACTTCACGACGCCAGTGCTGTCGGTGTACTTGACACCCCAGAACACGCCGACGCAAGCCGAACCGGCAACGCCGACTTCGAGGTAGCCCGAGCTACCAACGGTAACCGGGTCGCCACGGAAAATGGCAGTCGCGTAGGTGGTAACGATCTGATAGGGATTAGTCGCGCCAGTCCAAGCCGAGCCATCGAGCTTTTGGACAGGGCTGAAGCCGTTAGGCGCATTTGTTCCGTAAGACATACGAAATCTCCATGCAAAAATGGGGTGGATGGCATTACCTTGCCAAGGACCACGATACGTAACGTGGCGTCGCTCTGTTTGGCGCGGTACGTGACGGCCATCGAAGGTTTGTGGATACGTGACCACAATCGAGAAATGTAGAAATACAGTAGGTTTATGCTGCCGTCAATAGATACAAAAAGACCCCTGCCCGGTTAGCACGTCCGGGCAGGGGCTTAGTGGGTTCACATCTGCTAGGCAGCTGTGACCGGAGCTGTTAATCCTTAAACGAAGTGACGCGCTCAAATCCAACACTACTGTCGTCGATGCGCGGCATATTCGGATCAGACTGGCCAGTCCAAGCCACATCCTGCAGAACTTCCATGTTCTCCATGTCGCGTTCCTGACGAGCCATTTCGACTTCGCGAGTCGGACGTTCGCACAGAATCAGGCCACCGCGACGGATCACGCCGACTTCCATGCCTTCATACCCGGGAAGCGGAGGAGGAACCATTTCCTTGTGACGCGCCGCAGGAACGGGCTGCCAGCCCTTGATCATGCGATCGGTCATGTTGTCAGGATCCGGCTCGTTGAGCGTCGATTCACGTACCCAAGCATAGCTCATCCCATCAGGGATCTTATTGCTGGGGACGTGCAGCTTCGACTGATAGTGCGTCTCAGACTGCGGGCGCATATCCGAGCTGCGAGTGTTTGCTGTGCGGGTCTGCGCCGCGCGTGATACTCGTGCCATAATCTTTAGCCTTTCCGTTGCTTGAGCATGAAGGCAGCATGATACCGCTCTGCCTCTGCGTCGGTCATGCGTTGACCATTGGGTTTCTTGTATGCGCCAGATGCCGCCATATTCCGTGCGAACTGACGTTCAGCCGGAGACAGCGTTACCTTGGCAGTGCGCTTAGTAGGAGTATCCCCGCCACCGCTGCGTGCGACAGGAGCGACAGTGTTATCTCGCTTCATTTTCGGAGTTGCCTTCTTTGGTGCCGGCTTGTCATCAAAAGCATCGGCGAACTCAGCTCGCATGTGCTTGTCGATTTCCTTGAAGTAAGCAGGGCCACCGATCTCATCGGCACGGCCATCAGCTTTAAAGCGACGTTCGATGCGGCGAGCATAGATCGTAGCTTCTTCATGCATGTCAGGATCAAAGTCAGGCGACTGCGGCTGGAACCAAGTATTGTTCTCGATCCAGTTGCGAGTGCGTGGCTCAAGCGTAACCTGCTGCTGCGGCTGAGCCTGCGGTTCAGGAGCTTTCTGCGCCTCAACGATCTTGGCTTCAGCATCTTTGCGCCATGCATCAACACCGTTAAGGTTGCTACGGATCTCATTAAGTTCCGACTGAAGCTCAGCCTGCTTACGCACATCCCCCATCGTGGATGCTTCTTCAATCTGAGCAAGCACCGATTCAGCATCACGCTTGAGGCGATGCTCATAGTGAGTCATCATCGCGAGATCGGACTGCTGCCTTAGCGCGGCTTCCTGCTGAAGACGTGCTTCGACTTCCTGAGCGCGGCGTTCAGCCTCCTGAGCACGACGAGCCAGATCGGCGATACGCTTTTCGGCGTCGCGCTTGCGAGGACGAGGTTCTTCTTCCTCTTCTTCCTCCTCATCCGAATCTTCGTCTTCAGCCTCGGGTTCTTCCTCTGCATCATCATCGGAGTCTTCCTCCTCCTCAGATGCATCATCGTCCTCAGCGACAACCTCGCCGCCTTCCTCGAACTCATCCAAGTAGTCGGCTAGATTACCACCGACATCATCGTCATCAAGCTCAAGTTCAACGCCATCAGTCGGGCCGTCTTCGAAAAGCGGCAGGGCCAGTTCATCTGGGCCATTGTCTTCGGGATCCATTCAAGCCTCCATTAGAACTTAGTGGCGTCCTTAACCGACTTCACGTCAGTAGGATCGGTAATGACAGCCATAATGCGATCATCAGGAATAAGCGCCACAGCGACGCCACGATAGGAAACCGCAGTCGCTTCATAGCGCGGGATCATGACCCAATCACCGACCTTGCACCACGGGCCGCTGTCCTTGAACTTTTCACCCTGATAGGCTTCAGGCCCAAGCGCACAGACCAGCGCAGAACACGACTGATACTTTTCCTCAGCCTGTACACTGATCGGACGGTAAAGCGTTACTTCCTTACCATCATCGGTCTTAATGGTGCTCAGCTCATCAGGCTCAACGTAGATCTTCAGCGCAACCAGATAGCCGGCAGGCCGCATATCGAACGGCTTGCCAGTCATAGCTACAAACTGTGCGTCGATCAGCTCCTGAGCCAGACCCTCTTCATGTGCTTCGACATGGCTCAAGCCTTGCTTGGGCGGCAGAGTAATGCCCAATACGTTCTCGCTCACCAGAAATTCTCCTTCTTTGGTTGCTCCGGTTTTTTGTCATCATCAGGTTGATGCATCTTCCTGTAGATCTCGTTGATCACCGCAATCGCATCCGTGTACGCACGCACCAGCGCGTTGCCTTCAATGACCTGAAGGGCAATCTCTTCTGCTGTGGTGGCTGGAATGCGGCCATCGCTGCCATATGCAGCGGGAGTAAATCTTGCGTTGAGAGTGTATTGGGCTGCGCGATCACGCTGCTCGCTAATCTGTTCGACGCTTCTGCGCCTTATCTCTTCCGCTGACATTCTTTTGCTCCGGTAGTTTTTTATAATTCTTCGTCGCAGAGACGAACTCTTGTCCTACCTTCTGCGATATATTCAACTTCTTAGCAAACTCCGGGGAATGTGCAACAGCTGACAT